GTATCTCCTGCAGGAACCATGTCACCAAACTTTAAAGACAAAACACGACTAGACTTTGAGACTATCCGTGTTCCAATTATTTCTCGTGGTTTTGTAAATGAGGGAGACCTAGCAAAGATAGTGCTCACAGCAGAACTACCAACTGCAGATAGATATGAGATTAGCGAGATCGGCGTGTTCTCCGCACTAGGAAACTCTCTAGCCTCCAACTCAGACAGCAGGTCTCTATACTCATTCTCAGCCAATGAAGGCTGGGCTTACCACTCTGCAGCAGACAACTCTGCAATCTCAATTCCAGTAATTCCTGGAAAACTTGATGGTGTTGCAGGAGACAACAGCATCTCAGACGACGTGGTGCTTGGTAGACTCGTCTTCCAATCAACGGCAAGCAACACCATCTTCTTGAGTGATTATAGAACTAAAAGGTTTGAGCAGCCACGATTCCTGGACAACACAATCTTTATGTCTGGTCAATCTTCAAAATTAGATGTGAATAGTTTGGATGGAGTTCTTTCAGTAGACCCAGAATGGACAGATGGAGACACCTTTAAGTCCAATCACATTCACTTGACAAACGCACAGTTTAACTTCGACAACAACTCAGTTATAGACGAATTAAAGTTTGCATTTTCTGTAGTTTCTAAAAATGAAGATGGAAACGATCCGCTACAATATGTTCCTGAGAATGTCAGGGTAATGATTGAGTTCACATCCAACGACTCCTATGGAGAAGGACAGTATGCTAGATTTGAAGTAGACCTATATGACACTAATGCAACAGGTCTTCCAACCGAAAGAAAGAACGTTGTGGTCGCTGACCTATCTAAGAATAGATACTTTTCTGTGACCAAAAAGATTGAAGAGTTAACAAAGTCTGCAGGTTTCTCGTGGGATCTGGTTAAAAACGTTAAGGTGTATGCAAGCGTCCTAGACTCTGACGGAGATCCAAGTCCACTGTACTACGTATGTCTTGACGGACTAAGATTTGAAAACACTTCTACCGAAAACCCTCTTTATGGTATGGTTGGCTATACAATTGTTAACAATAACGAGAATCAACAGCCAAGAACAATCATTAAGCCAATTAACTCAACAAACTATGTAGAATTTAGATTTGCGGTAGATGTATAATGACAGATAAAAAGTATGTCAGGATACCTGCCAAAGACTTGCCAGACCTATTTTACATTCCAGACGACATCAATGCACCAGAAGACGGTGGCAACAATGTTTATTTTGCTAGATATAGGGTGGTATCAGAAGATGGAAGATTGTCTTCTAGGTGGTCACAAAGGTTTGAGATACCAACAAATATTTATGCAGGAGATATATTGTTGGGAGAATCAGAATGGGACGCAGTAATTAACTCTAACGTTCTTTCAATGACCTGGAATGTTGACCGACTAATAACAAACAAAAAACTTTTTATTAAAAAATTTCATGTCTATGTAAGATTTCACAGCAATAGCACAATTGATCCTTGGACCTTTATGCAGGAAACTTCTAATACAAATTTTTCAACCACCATGCCATCTGGAAAAAACAAGGCAGACGTGGCAGTTCTGATTCCAACCTATCGTGGATTAGACGCAGGCACTACGTTACCAATAGACACAATTCCAGACCCAGATGTTCCCATTTCACCAGCAGACTTATTTACAGAATCGGTATTATTTGTTGGCACAGATGTATAGTTTAATGGTATAATGGTAAGACTATGGCTAAAATACTACCAACACCATCCAGAGGTCAGCCTATTGACGCTGCCTTCCTATTTGAACTTACCAATGCTGTTAATGATCTAATCAAGGCTGTGGATCAGCGTAAGGGCAAGACCTACGTAAAGTCAACAAACACTCAGTCTGTAGTGTCAACCAAGGCAACGTCAAACACTTCATTCTTTGGCTCCACCGTAAAGGTAAAACTTGACTCTGAAAACGTGTCTACAGACACTAAGGGTGAGGCAGATGTAAAGTTCTCAGAGATCGCCTTTGATGGACCACCAGTAGTTACCGCAACTCCAGTTATCTTTGGTGACGTAACTGATGCAACTAAGTCTGCGATTGTTACTATCTCAGATATTACTAAGGCTGGGTGCAAGGTTAACGTAAGGTTCGCAGCCCCAGGAACAGTAAGAAACCTATACGTGCAAGTAATTGCCGTGGGCACTATCTCTTAGGGGTAGCCATGTCAACCAAAAATAGCAGCATCTCTGATGTCAAGTATAACGACAAGCCAATTGTTCCAGGTAGCAAAAAGGTTTGGTTTCTTAATGGAGACCTTGTTCGCATTCATCACCTAAATAAGTCTAATGGCATTATGTCTGTTTACAACATTAATAAAGATCAGATTGAAAGTTGTCTTATTAATGATTTCAAAAAGAATCGTCAAAGAGCCTACACCGTAGGAGAGACTGCAGACTTGGTTAATCGCCACAAGAAGTACATGCCATCATTAATGAAACGAGGAATCATTCCTCACCCAACAGGATCTCAAAAAGGTGGGCAGACTGGGTGGCAGGTAAGAAGTTATTATTCAGAGTCGCAAGTTCAGGAGATTCGTGATATACTTGCTACCTACCACATTGGTAGACCACGTAACGATAAACTAATAACCAACGACATCACCCCTACAAAGCAGGAGTTGACACGTCGTATGGGAGATGGTATACTTACATATACAAGGACCGAAGATGGGCGTTTTATCCCTATCTGGTCTGAATCAATTTAATTGTTCTTGAAAGGAACAGGGTATGAATAACGAAGAAACTAAGGTATCTGTCAACCTTGGCTACACTATTAACCTAGGCAATTTCCAATCGCTACGCATTGACGTATCAGTTACTGACAACAAGCGTGATGGCGAAAACATCAACGATGCCTTTGAGCGTGTCTACGCTTTTGTAGAAACCAAACTGCAAGAAAAGGTTGCAGAAGCCCAAGGCGAGATCGAAAGTAAGTAGTCATGGCTGAACGCAAAGACCGTATGGCTTTGCTCAGTCGATATGCTAAGTTGCACACAAAGCACTACGAGCAAAGAGCAAACCTAAATCTAAATGTTGAGCAATGGGCAGCAGATGCTCTTATTGAATCATACACTTTACCTTTCTGCTACGATCTGCTAGAATACTATTTTGAAGTAGCACAAACACCAGCATGGAAATACTTCGCAAACTATGCAGACAAAATCATAGATGCGAGAGAACAATACGAGACAGACCTAAAGGAGAGAGCCGAACGCCGATCAAGGGCTAAGGAGTGGCTAAATGAATAATACAGAGGCTAAACTATTATCAGCAGTACTGCAGGACAAGCAGGTGCACGTATTGCTACAGGCAAACGTAGAGAATATCTTGCGTACCCACAAAGACATCTGGCAGTTTATCCGCAACTACTCGGAGACAAACGCCTCTGTCCCACCAACATCTTTGGTGGTAGAAAAGTTTCGTGACTTCACACCAATTGATGATGTGGGTGCAACCAAGTATCACCTTGAAGAGTTGCAGACAGAGTTTCTTAATGACAGCCTTAAGGACGTTCTACGCTCAACAGCAGCAGATGTTCAAAATGGCAATGGCTCTGATGCACTAGAAAGCCTTATTCAGAAAACCTCAGAACTTAAAAAGAACACCGCAACCATCCGTGACATTGACGTGACAGACATTGAGGATGCAGTTGCCTACTACCAGAACGTACAGAAGCAGAATGAACTTGGTTCCGTTGGAATCAAGACAGGTCTTGCTGGCTTCGACAACTATCTACCTGCTGGAATCATGCCAGGACAGTTGGGTGTCTTCCTAGCCTACCCAGGTATTGGTAAGTCATGGATGGCTCTATACTTTGCGGTACAGGCATGGAAGCAAGGCAAGTCACCACTAATCATCTCTCTAGAAATGTCAGAGACAGAAGTTCGTAACCGTGTATTTACAATCATGGGCGAGGGTCTATGGTCACACCGTAAGTTGTCTGCAGGACATGTTGAGATTGAAGATCTGCGTAGATGGCACTCTAAGGAACTTGCTGGCAAGCCAGAGTTCCACATCATCTCTAACGACTCTGGTGGAGAAGTTACTCCATCAGTTATTCGTGGAAAGATTGACCAGTACAAGCCAGACCTTATTATTGTAGACTACCTACAGTTGATGTCGCCTAACCAGAAGTCAGAGAACGAGACGGTACGTATGAAGAACCTATCTCGTGAACTAAAACTTATGGCTATTGGTGAAGAGATGCCCATCATTGCTATCTCGTCTGCAACACCTGATGATGTTAACAAACTAGATACTGTTCCTACGCTAGGGCAGACTGCTTGGTCACGTCAGATTGCTTACGATGCTGACTGGGTGCTTGCTCTTGGACGTGCTACCAACTCTGATATAATTGAATGTGTATTCCGCAAGAACCGTAACGGCTTCATGGGTG